TCTTTTTGCGTAAAATCAATATTTTCTCTTGTGAACCGATAACATCCAAGCATAGAATCTTGGTAAATTCCAATAATTGCGGCATTGTTCGCCGGGCTGATAATTTGATACGGAACCGCTGCTAAGTTGCGCAACTCGGATTCCGACTCTGGATCTTGAGGCATATGTAAATTCATTTCCATGAAATCCCTATAGTTTCCAATAGGGGCAGACTATACCTTAAGCCTTATCAAGTTGGTTAAACTATCATATAAGACCCACAACCGTCTAGTCGTTGAACCTTCCCCATACTCTTTACCATAACGAGGGTAGGGGCTTGGCTGCGGATTGCCCAATCCTTTACATTATTACCATTGGGTTCGGCAATTAACCGAGTTCCTCACAAGTGTTTCCAAAAGTGAGTGGTAGTAAAAGGCTCTAAGGGGTTTCCCGCAATTTGATTATGTTGCCAATTGTTTCTTCAATTCATTTATAAAATTAATAGCATTTTTTCTACTTTCATCTAAAGAAATATGAACACCGCCAAAATCTGTTTTAATTCTGTCTATATATACATACCATCCATATTGTTCATTGTATTTTTTTAATGGTCTAATATATTTTTCAATATCATCGTCAATATACTTTATATTTTTAAATTTATCCATTTTTTTATTTTTATAGTAGTTCATAACACCGATGGACAAACGTTTTTTACTTTCTTCGCTGTGTGTAAACGTATGTCCTCCATTTTTTAAATTATAACCACTAGGGTATAAACTGTTATAATGTTTAATGTAATATATTTCTCGTTCATCAGCCATGCTAGTATCACAGCATTCCAATAGTTCAACCTCAAAATCATCAACACCATACTTGCGAATAGCATTATTTAAAAAGTGTGATTGATTTTGTTTTGTCGAAAATGCTTCTGATATATGACATCTGAATCTGCCTTGGTGTCCATACGGTCGATACTTTTTATGATTAAGTATATGCGACACTGATTGACCTATATACAATTTATTTGTAGTTATGTTGGTAATTTTATAAATTTCACAATATCTTTCACTTGAATTATTTAATATTTGTTTTGACAGTTGTTCATATTTTGACGGTTCCATTTTTATATTTATTCAGTAACGTTTTTAAGTAGTTTTATAGAGAAGAAACAATTAACTAGGAGGTAGCACGCTTTTCACGCCTCCTGTTGGGGACAAAATGACTTACATATGTCTATCCCCGTCAAACGGTTGATCCCAAAGGTCTCCCAATGGGCCGGACTGTATCTTAAGCTCACTCAAGCTGGCTAAGCTATCATAGTGAACCAACACCCGTTCAGTCTCTGAATGCCTTCCATTGTCTGCCAAACGACTTTAGGAAGTAACACTGCGGATTGTCTATTTCATACTTTTCAGTAATCATTCATCGCTTTATTACCATTGGGTTCGGCAATTAACCGAGTTCCTCACAAACGTTTCCGAGCGTGAGTGGTAGCGACGACTTTAAGAGTTTCCCGTCATCAAGGTGTTTCGCAAATAAATCAATAATTACTTGAGGCAAATTAAGATTGTTTTCTAAATGATATTCTGTATTTATATTGTTTGCCTCAATATTGATTTATTCACTAGAGGGTAGCACGTTTTTAACGCCCTCTGTTGCCGACATTGACTTCTTTTGAAATCTTTTGTGACCAGTTATCATCACAAAATTTTTATCGGCATTGTATGGTTTTGTGTCCGCGACATTCATTCTAAACGTATCACCGCGCATCATAATACGCGCAATGTGACACATCATACTCATTCTGTGTAACGTAGGTTGTCTGTTGAATAGAATCGCATCACCGTCCATCATATGACGATGAACCGTGTCACCGTCTTCCAAAACGATGCTCTTTCTATCCAAATAGCGCAGAGTAATTGTCTGCCCATTTTGACGCTCCAACAATTTCGCACCCGGCCACACATCTGGACCGTTTTGAACCAATTTTGTTAGAAACGCCTTGTTTACACGATTCACTATTACTGGCTTAGTGATATTCTTGGCGATTTTCAGAGGAATACCCAATTCCCTAATCGAAATATTCGGGTCCGCAGTAATAACGGAACGCGCACTAAAATCTACACGTTTTGCCATCAAATTGCCTCTCATACGACCGCCCTTACCATTTAAACGGTCTTTGATCGACTTGTAAGGTCTGCCCGAACGTTGTGCCATAGGCCCAGCACCGGGAAGCTTATTGTCGACCATGGAAGCAACGTGATATTGTAGTACCAAAGACCAATCGTTCACAATATTATCGGGAGCATTATTCTGAATTTTTTCTTGGAGAGAGCGATTGGTCTTGATAATATGAACTAAAATATGGGTCAAGTCGTCTTCTGATCGCTGCTGCGCATCGTGTTTCACAGAAGGTCTCACTGCTGGAGGAGGCACTGCTAACACTTGACAAATCATCCAGTCGGGACGAGACCAAATCGGACTAAATCCCATAAATGTCACGTCTTCATCGGAAATACGCTTGAATATTTTTAGTACTAACTCGGGCGTCAAAGGAATGACAATGTTTTCGTCTCCCTCATCCGAATTGTTTTTCCATTCAGCAAGGAGAGTCGCCATGCCTTCCTTCTTCACCTTTTTAGGCTGTAAACATCCGCAGCCATCTTCGCTGTCCTCGCCGCAACGTTTTATACCCTTACACAATTCACTTACATACTTCCAGCGAGCTTGGTTCTGCATTTTTATCGCTTGTTTGTACTTTTCTTTGGAAATCAACAATTTACTACACTTGAAACATACACACCGCAATACCTTTTGAATCGTGCTTAAGTATTGGACATAAAACACCGGACGGGCCAGTTCAATATGACCGAAATAACCGGGAGTTTGCATGTAGTCTAAACCATCTGTAGGACAAATGAGTCCGGGCTCTAAAACACCCATTCTAGGGTCGAATAGACCCGAGATACACGGTTTATTATTGACATATGCTTCCTTACTGGTGATTTCGGCTACTGAACCCTTACGAATTTCGTCCGGGGACAAAATACTAAACTGAATTCCAATAATTTTTGAGCTATTCAGATTCTTCATATTAGTAGAATTCTTCGCCATGCTTCTTATATATAAGAAATAATATTTAGATTGTTTTAAATTCAATTTTATTTTACAATTTAATTGCTAATTATAAATAAATTGTAAAATGCGTTCAACAAACTATACAGTTTCATTAATTAACAGTATTCATGGTTTTGAAGTTACACTAACCTCATCATATGCTTTACAAAATAATTCAAAATCGACATTTTTCTCATCCAAAATGTTTTTTATTTTATTAAATAAATATAGTTTATCATTAACCATTTTATCAAAATCGATGAATGTTGTGTTAATGTCATATTTAGTCATAAAAAACACATAATTTGCCATTATTTTATTAAAAAACATTATTTGTGTTACTTCATCTTTTGCCGCCCATAAACCACCGTGTTGGGTATTATGTTTTACACGAGACATTGCTGACAATTTATAATCTCGAATCGGTATAATAACGTTTTTTATAATTATATTTTTATCTGCTATTATATTTTTAATATTTGATATAAAACGAGGATTTTTTAGTATATAATATTTCTCAAAGTAAGGTCGTTCCATGCCCGAATTACAATTTTTACTAATAGCATCTATGTAATTATCTTTATTATAACCAGTATCAAAATCTAGCCAACTAAATAGTTTTATTAAGAACGTTGTGCCACATCTTCCAGTTCCAGTTATTAATATTTTTTCCATATAATATGTAAATAATAATAGTTATAATAAACAATAAATAAAAAATTGAACAAACTTAAAAATATTAAGTTATAGATAACTATATAGACATGCCACGCGATAATAAATCAAAGACGACTAAAAGGGGTTCTAAATATGTGAGAGAGGAATCTAGAAATAAAAAGTATAATGCGGATTCGTCTAGTGATAATGACTCTACTCGTTCCGAAGAAGAATCGGAAGAGGAATTGGATGTTCACGAGTACCGCAAGTTACTCAAAAATATATTCCCATCAAAGCATTTAGATAAAAAGGTCAAGGCTGGCGATCGATTAAAAAATGTGGTATCCAAACTACAGTCGGCTTTCGATAATGATGAAGAAGAGGAAGAGGAAGAATCGGAATCAGAAGAAGATTATAAGAAAAAATTGCGCTCAAATAAGAAAAAGGCGAAGGAAGTATCCAAAAGAGGTAAGAAGAAGAGTAAAAAGGAAGACAGTGACGAAGAAATCGAATTGGGTTCCGAAGACTCTGAAGAAGAGGACGAGGATGAGGATGAAGACATTGTGCCAAAAACAGCGGGAAAATTCAACATTATCTTTACAATTGGTGGAAAGAATAAAGGCGATGAAGATGACGATGATGAATCTTATGAAGATGATGAGGGTGAAGATGAAGAATGGGAAACGTGTTCTGAAATCGACACTGAGAATGAGGACGATCCTATTAGTAGCGATTCTGAAACGGAAGAAGACTTGGAAGAAGAATCGGAAGAGGACTTAGAAGAGGAAGAACCAAAGAAAAGAAAATCTACAAAAAGAGTTTCAAGTAAAAAAGAAAAAATGTCCGAAGGTAATGTAATTGAAAAAATAAACGCAGCACTTACCTCCAAAAAAGAGAATAAAACTACAGAACTGGAGCTAATTAATGTATTAAAGGAGCTCCAATCAAAAAACAAAGACAGCGATTTGGTCAACGAGTGTTTGCGTGTATGCGACGAAAAAATAGAGGTCAACAAGAGAAAACAAGAGAAGAAATTGGAAAAAGAAAAGGCTAGAAATGGTCGCATTTTCAAGAAAATATTGCGTGATAAAAATACGATGAATGATTTCGAATTTTATGAAAAGCTAGAAACAGAGCATCAAAAGAAGATTATTAAGGAGCTTCGAGAAATCAACAAAATCACGCGTATTGAAAAACCATACCGATTAACCCTCTTGGAGTCGGATATGCCAGTAATATTTAAAGCATCGGCAATGAAAAAAATCAGTTCGTTACGTTATATGGAAAATGGTTCGGGCGAATACTATAAAATTAAGAATTGGGTTGACACGTTTATGCGTATTCCATTCGGAACCTATAAAACTCTACCCATTACACTTGAAGATGGTGTAGACAAGTGTCACGATTTTATGGCGGGCGCGCAGAAAACATTGGATGATGCGGTCTATGGACTCAATGATGCGAAGATGCAAATCATGCAAATGTTGGGGCAATTAATCACCAATCCAAAAGCAATTGGTTCGGCAATTGCGATTCACGGGCCACCCGGTACCGGTAAAACGTCGCTAGTAAAGGAGGGTATTAGTAAAATTCTGGACCGACCATTTGCGTTTATTGCTTTAGGAGGCGCAACAGATAGCAGTTTCTTGGAGGGCCATGGATACACATACGAAGGGTCCATGTGGGGTAAAATTGTTCAGATCTTGATTGACAGCAAATGTATGAATCCGGTCATCTATTTTGATGAGCTGGACAAAATCAGTGATACACCAAAAGGTGAAGAAATCGCTGGTATTTTGACACATTTGACAGACACGTCGCAAAACAGCCAATTCCATGATAAATATTTCGCCGAAGTTGATTTCGATTTGAGCAAGTGTTTGTTCATCTTTAGTTATAATGATGAGTCAAAGGTGAACTCCATTTTGAAGGACAGAATGTATCGTATTCAGACAAAGGGTTACAATCAAAAACAGAAGATGGCTATTTCCAACAATTACTTGCTGCCTCGTCTAAGAGAACAAGTCAAGTTTACTAGCGAAGACATTATTGTCCCAGACCAAACCCTCCAATATTTGATTGACAACCATTGCTTGAAAGAGGATGGTGTCAGAAACTTGAAACGTTGTTTAGAAATCATTTATACAAAATTGAACTTGTATCGTTTAATGCGTCCGGGCAGCAACTTGTTCGAAGAGGACATGTCTTTAAAGGTAGCATTTCCGTTAACGGTTACAAAGGATGTTGTCGACAAGCTTATCAAGAAGACCGACAATTTTAACCCGTCGCTAGCGTATTTGTATGTGTAATTGAAAAATTTTAATGTTTTATTTCTTATTGTTTTATTGTTTTTTTGTTTTATTGTTTTATTGTTTTTACTGTTTATCATTATAAAAATAGTAAAAAATATAATATACACCAATAGTATATGGGTGCTGGAAATCACGGAAGAACCAGTAGAATCTTTTACAAAAGAGGAGTACCAAAAAATTTCGTTGACTTTGGTAGAGTAGCAAGCGGAAACTATGCGGTATTCCAACCAACTAGACCAATTTATTATAATTCGGCTTTTTTTCGTAATAGAATTTCGAATGTAATCAGTGTATACAAGAATTAAATTCGTATAAAAATATAATATATTTTCTTATTATAAGAATGCCTAAATTTAGCAACGGAAGAATTACAACAAATGCGATACTTTATGACAGAGGAGTACCGAATTCAGCAAAGAACTTTGGTACACTAGTGAGTATTAACTACGAAATTTTAAAACAACTACAAATTTATAACAGACGGCGCAATGCTGTTACTACTATTACTAACAATGGTAGACCAATATACACACTATTCTAATAAATATTTATAAATCATATAAACATTTGTTAGTATATTAATCTAAGTAGATGACTGGTGAACGAGAAATTTTGTTGGATATGAATAAAACTCTAATAAATCTATTAAACAGTATAAACAATACTATTTCTCAAATGAATATGATCGATGAGGACATCAGATCGTTAGACAATAACTACTTTTTAGAAGAACGCGACCAAATTTGGAAAAGAATGCTAGAATTATTTAGTGTAGACAATTTGTCCATACATAATTTAACGAACGTCTTGTCAAATTACAAGACAATTGTGAACAATCAGATAGAATGTATTTGCGACCATGAATGGATTATAGACGAGATTGATATTGGACCAGAGACGTCTAAACGAATATGTTATTGTAGAAAATGTGAAATATCAAAAAATACCATATAACGCCGGATTTATTATTTACTAAGAAATGTAGTGGTTCGAATTATAATTTTGGAATAATTAACACATTATTACGGAAATTTTAAGCTTTAACGTTATCAGTTGTTTTTACAACAAAGGTATTAACGTATTGTGATAATTTATTTGACGTATTATTACTCCCTTTTTTTATTCCAACGAAATACAAGTCGAATGATTTTGTATTGTAATACGTATCCCATTCAGAAAATAATTCATCTAAATTTAATACATCGTTTATATCTTGTCCAGTTAAATTTTTGTAATAATCAACCATATCTTCTACATTACCAATCGTACCATATGAATCTTGTGGAGTAGTTCGCCTTGTTCCATGCTCTGCTCTACCGGTAGAGGCGCATGTAAAACATAACATACCATTCGGTTTCAACATTTTATAAATCTTAAGCAATGAATCCTTGTATTCTGGGTCATGTTCAAAACATTCCGTAGATACAATTGTGTCAAACGAATTATCATCAAATGGCAAATCTTTTGTTTTAGATACAATGGTAACATTATTCGCTTGTATAACGTCATTGCCTTCATAATCGCAGTTTTCAAATAAAAACCTATTATTCCCATTTATATCACCAGAACCGACATCTAAAACACGTTTATTATTGAAAAAATCGCTTAATATATGTTTAACAAATACTGTGAAATTTCGTGCTTGAATGTGCATAATATAATATACTATTATATTAAAGTATCAAATAATTATATTATATAAATTGTTTTTATTGGTTTAATATTCAGAATAAGGAACATTGTTTGAACCACGAGTACGTAAATAGTCATATTGTCCAACAGTCATACATGCGCAACCAGTGCTGCTAGAATAGGCATTAGGACAGCATTCGGGTTTAAATTGAGTGGTAGCAAACATATCGAGCTCATCCTTAGGGAGAGGAATGGGTTGCTTAGGACGATTCCAAATGGCTTTGACTCCGGCATCCGGTGTGGTACCGGGGCTGTAAAGCAATGTAGGCATAGCCCATTTAGATGGGTTCATAATGTAATCGGGGGTTCTAGCGCCAGCGAATTCGGGTCCATACGCAGCATTGTTATTGCCAACAAATCCCTCCATTTTATAGTATCCCATTTTGTTGTAAGCCATTTTCATCATGTCGCTAAAACTCATTGTACAACACGAGCAAAAAAGATGTCCAGATAAAATCCAAAAAACTACAACAATAAGAATTAGGATTTCCAATCGAAATTTGTACGAACCAATAGAGATTTCCATTTATACATATTCTTTAGATAATATTTTCCTTAATTGGAGAACAGAGTCTATATTGTTATTATAGTCAAAATGTTTTACCCCATCTAATTCAAAACACCGATTCGATACTAACAAATGATATAATTTATCGCTATGTTTGGTAACTCCTAAATTTTTATCTAATTCCACAATTCCATAAACAATTCCACCGGTCACCAAAATGTCTCCTATTTCTACGGTTTTCAACAATTTAGTCCCATCTATTAATTTAATTTTACTATTTTCGTTAAATCCCACATCAAGTGTTTTTGATATATTCTCTGTTATACGAATATCCTTGTAACCAAGGATAAAATTCAAATCCTCATCATATATTTCATCCCAATCAGTAAAAATATTATTATTTAGTACTATGGTTTTACTCGATGTATTCAAACAATACAAACATGGTTCCGTATATCTTGGAATATGAATCGCGTGTGGATGTTCACGGACTGGTATCCATTTTTGACGATACTTAACAATATGACATCCGCTTACAACAATGTCATCTAAAGAATACATATCGAGTCCAGTCGACAATACCTTTATTTTTGCCGTAATAGTAGAGCCATCTAATAAAATGTCACCTACACATATGTCTTGTATCGTCCTTGTCGTCTTATTCTGTAATACGAACTCAGTGTCTTTGTCAAAACACCGCAATGCGGGTAATCCGCTTGTTTGAATGTGTAAAACTTCTGTCATAAAATACACAATAATCGCTAGTGGTATTAATATAGCCAAGAACACAACACTCATTGTGCTAGCAATTGGCCATGTAAAGGGTAGAATCCATAGACCGACAATGACAATTGCGAGTATAATCAACATTTTTATGATTAATTCTAAAATAGCGCCCAATAATGACTTTAATGTGTAATAAGTCCCCAACATAGTATATAAACCACCCGTCATAATACCTTGGACTTTGCTAAGCGCATCTATTAACGCGATAAGCATTGTCTGTATGGGTACGATTATGTTGAGTATTCGATTCAAAATATCCTCTCCTATTTCTCTAACAGAATTACGAATTTTGTTCATTATCTCTCTAATTTCTTGAATAGCAGCGCCTACCGCAGAAAAAATGTCAGTTACGACTTTCATCATATATTGAAATGGTTCTAAAGCATGCCCCGATATACTATATAGTATTTGTTGAACACAGAATTGAAAATTTTCACTCGTATACTCAAATGGTGTTTGGCCTTCCGGGTGAGTAATAAACCCAGCAAATATCATATTCTGTGGCTTACAACGTTGATTTATCCAATCATCCGCAATGATTTTTTTTGATTGCGAAATACGCCCATATATATAAATTACTAACACGACTATGGTTATAATAATAAACCGTAATAATGAACTACTATAAAGGTCTACAAAGGATAAATTATCATATAATTCGCTTGTAAATGCGCTTACATTTTTATAAGGATTGTTGACATTATTATTCATATAGTATAAATGGATAATAATATGTTGTTAAATCGGAATTATTTGTTTTTGTTAACTAATTCATCATCTTCCCAGTCCCAAAACAGTTGATCACCTATTTTTATTTGCCGATTAGTAGTGATTAAACAAGAGAACCAATCTGATTCAACTTTATTTTGTGATAAAGCTTCCGAAAAATATTTCACTTGAGTCCATCTATTATTTTTATAATCAAAAATAAAATGGCTACCAGTAACGTATATGTAGTCACCATTTACTCCTTTCGGAATTTTGTATAAAGGTTCGTTGTCTAGATTGGCAATTTTCATTACAGAGAATATTTTAGCACCATCTTCTAATTCTGCTCCTAAAGGTAGATCCTTCATCATATATATTTCTCCATTTTTCAGTCTCACTTTTGTATCTGGGTGAAAACAAGAACCAATAGCTTGAACCAGTTGGCCCGGTGGTCCAGCCCAAGCACTTTTCATGGTTTTAATAGACCCATCTAAAACATACATAATGGTTACAACAATACCGATAACTTTTCCCATCATATCTTTAATACTTATTGTCATTTTTTGGAACTCTGTTAAAATATTAAGAAAAACACCGAATACGTTTTGTATTAGTTCAGACACAAAATTTCGTACAGAACTAAATACTTCGCGAATATTATTGATCGCATCCGAAAAATTCAATCCAATAGAGGACAACATAGTAACCATGTAGTTCAACGGTTGTAACAAATAGTTCATCATGTCGCTCTGTATATTTTGAACACAATATGTAAAATCTTCTGATATATTTTCAGAAAATACCCAATAGGTTGGATTACATCTATATTGGGCCCAATTGTTTCTGATTTCATCCACAGAGTAAAAGAATATGGTACTTATACTGAGAAGAAAAAAACCTAAAGTTATATAAATAAAATAGAGCCAGCTTTGAGATTTAGAAATTACGGTTATTTTGGCTATAGATGTATCTGTCATAAACTATATATATATTTTCTTATTTTAGCAGTTACATATTAACGGGTACATCTTCCTTTACTGTTATTTCTTTTACTTTTTTTGCTTTTTTTACCTTTATTACTTTTATTGTATCGTCTAGTTTTACCACCGCTTAAGCAACCCCATTTAGGCCATGAGCCTCCTCTTTTGTAATATCTTCTAGAATATCTTCTTGAACCGCCTTTATACATCTGATTATTTTGTGCTTGTAAAGCGGCAGTTTGCTCTGGTGTTTTAGCGGAATCAAATGTAGCTTGTTGTTGTTGTTGTTGTGCCACTGCTGTTAGACCAGTATAATTTGCTTGAGATGCCCCCGCAGTTGGTCCCGGCGGAGGAGTCGGTACAACGATGGCTGCTGCTCCTCCTCGTCTTCTTTTTACACGAGTTTTTCCACCAGTTTTTCCAGTTAAAGCTCGTTGTGTAGCAAGTTGTTGTTGTGAATTCATATAGGCAGATTGTCCGGGACTTATAGCACCGGGGGC